CTACCGCTGCAATGGTTGGACCAACTATCATTGCTGAGTTACCTCGTGGTGAAACAGTTAATCAACTGCGAACATACCTTAATGAGTTTGTAATCCTTGCTACAACAAAAGGTTTACGTATTGGAACTATTGGGACAGATGGTCAATCATTTACTTATGGTCCCATCAACGTCGATGGCGATGTAAAAGATGTAGCACAAGATGAATCATATGTGTATGCGACAAGATCAAATCTTGTCTCGGGTTCTGCTGGGTTATGGCGTCTTAATCTTGGTCAAGTGATTGACAACGGTTATGCCTACGCTCCAGATCTTGTAACAGATAGCAATGCTCCAAACGGTATAGCTTTTGTTGGAACTACTGGATTAAAATTTATGACATCCTCATCTGGCACATGGGTAGAACATGCAACTACCCTGGCTGCATCTGGCTACCTTAGCTCTGGATTAATCCGATGGGGTACTGGAGAAAAAAAACAACCAGTATCACTAAGCATTAAGTCAGATCCAGATTCCAGTGGAACACTTGGGTTTAACCTTGATGATAACGCTGACCAACTATTAACAACTGGAACAGTTCCATTTGGTCCTAACACTGAAGCTGCGCTTGCTAGTTATATATCACCAGCTGACGTATTCCAAGTTACATTTAACTTTGCGCGAGATACAACTACATCATCACTTGGACCAACGCTAACTGAATGGCAAGTACGTGCTCTTCCATCACCACTGCGTTCACGAACAATAACAATACCTTTGCTTTGCTATGAGGAAGAAAGAGATCCAAATGGAAACACACGAGTCTCCAGCCCATGGGAGAGAATCCAATACCTTGAGTCTATTGAGCAGAATGGCGGAGCAGTACTCTACCAAGATTTCAACTCAGGAGAAGAAAGAATCTGTGTTATCCGTGCTATTCAATTTGAGCAAACTGCACCTCCCACTTTTGCAAGCGGGTTCGGCGGTATCGTCACACTGCAATTGCAAACAATCGACACAGAAGAAGTAGTAGTTTGATTGAAACATATTTACCGTTAGTACTACCAGAAGAAAGATCGCCATTGGTTACACAAGTACGTGTAGCTCTTAATGTTGCTGGTGATGATCGGCTAGATGCTCCCCTACAGGAAATACTCAAAGGGTTGCAGCATCGCTATGACATCCCAGCAGTCGGGTGCATCAATAAAGCCACGCTGGATGCGCTCGCAGTTGCTCCACCAGAATGGTAGGGCTGAAGGAGAGGGGGAATCAGAAATGATTCCCCCTCTTTTTTCATTTATATAATTTTTCTTAACCAGAGTTGAGAGTTGTCTTCTATTCTTTCTACTCTTCCAATCAATAGATGCATCAGTGCATCGATGGCATACTTTGGATCATAGAAGTCACCTTTACTTGCGCTCCATATGTAATCATCAAAGGCGAGGATGCCTCCCACCTTGAGTTTGTCATATGCATTTGACCCATCACGCAACACAGCAAAGGCGGTATGGTCTCCATCTACATAGATAAAGTCAAAGATTTGCTCATCACCTATGCCAGCAAAGTATCTGTCGCTAGTCATCTGCATTGTTAATACTTGGTTGTTGGCAAGAGCTTCTGCATTCTTTTCTTCGTATGTTTTGTATACATCTTTCCAGTCCATATTGTGATGAACTGCCTCATCAGAACCTTCCCATGTATCTACATCTACAAGGAATGAATGCGGTTGCTTGAGAATATTCTCGACCATCCACTTGGTTGCATCCCCTGTATAAGCACCAATCTGAAGGCACTTGATCTCCTTGTCTGCCAGAGGCAGAAGGTTTCTTTCAAAGTTTGCCTTTGCATCTGTTGATTCAAACCAATTTGGATATGTCATAACTTCCTATTCTCTTTCATCGGCTCGCCCTATGGCGAGCCTTTCCCGCCCACCACCCCTCTACCCTATACCAATGCTGGTAAAAAAGAAAGGCGTGTCGTTACCAAGTAATCTTGGTCACTGCTGGTATCCTACTGGTATGAATGAACTTCCTCCGCACCGCTCGTTTAGTCAGCTATCCACGTGGCAGTCCTGCCCTCAGAAATATTATCTGAGTAAGGTAGCCATGGTTCCAGAAAAGCCCGCAGTATATCTTGCTGCTGGCTCCGCCGTCCATTCAATGTTGGAGTGGTTAAACCATGAGCTCTACCGACAACACTCCACAGGGGATTGACCAACGTGGCGTACCCAGCAATGAGTGTATTAATTGCGGGAGTAACGTCCAAGTTATCAGAGCAATCTTCTCAGACTACGAACTAGTTATGTGGTTCTTAGATTCTTTTTGTGCCAACTGTGGCTCACCAATGACAGCACCGACACCAGTAGATCACCCAGAATGGAACCCCGATGACTATCGATTTGACAACTAAGTGGGCTGAAGTATTTAATGACGCTGTTCTAGAAACAGAACAGAAGACTGGCATTCCCTCTACGGAGTGGAAGACAGCGGGACGCAAGACCACCTTGCGTCCTGATGGGGAAGATCTGCCCTTTTGGCAGAGCGATGGACTCAAGCAGGTTGAGGCGTACTATAACTGGTACAAACAATCTGGTTGGAAAATTGCAACAATGCCCGATGGTCGTCCTGGAATTGAATGGGCTGCTGATGTATTCTTCGGGGGTACACCAGTGCGTATGGTTGTTGATGCGATCTACCAAGTAGGGGAAGACTTGGTTATCGTTGACTACAAGACAGGTTCTAGGACGCCCTTCGGTGCAATCCAAGCAGGTCTCTATGCCTCTGGTATTGAACGTAGTTATGGCATCCGCCCTAAGTGGGGAGCCTTCTTCATGACTCGCAAAGGCGAGCTCGATGAATTGATTGACCTATCACATCTGTCAATGGAATATTTCGATTATGTATTTGGTGCGATGAACGCTTCCGTTTGGGAAGGTTGGTTCCCGCCATCAGTTGGTGACTCATGCAGGATGTGCAGTTTTACGGCACAATGTCCTGCAATGGGTGGCAAAGATTTCCCATTACAAATCCAGGGAAAAAGAAAAGGAGATGAACTAGATGACTGAATCTATGTTCTCATATACAGGCAAGCTAAACTCAACTGACCTATTCACCGTTCGCGGTAATAGTGTTAGCGAGTTCAGCGCAAATCTAACAGCAGCAGTAGAAGCAATTGCTTCCGCTACTGCGCTACAGCAATCACTTAACAACCGCTCAGGTGGTGCGTCAGGTGGTGCATTTGCTGCTTCGGCAGCAGCAGTGCAAGTGCTACAAGATGCTGGTCTCAATCCAACTCCAGTTGCAGCAGGCACATCCGCTGCAGCAATTGAAGTAATCATGGATCGCTACGGTAATGAATGGACATATGGACATCCAGATGCACCAGCATTGCCAGACGGTCGAGGTAAGTATGCAAAGAAGAAGGGTACTTCCAAAGCTGGCAAGGCTTATGTTGGTTGGTTTGACCCAGCCAAGGGACCAAAGCCTTTTACTCCAGGTGCAGTAGAAGCAGAAACTATCTGGGCTAAGTAACAATGCGTTCACTGTTGCAGGTAGTGGGAGTTGAATCTCCTGTTGGTCATATGCTTCCAGAGATATTGCCACAACTTACTCAATCACAGGTAGTGTTTCGTCAAGCGCAATTGCATTTGATAGCAGCACAACCTGGTGGTGGTAAGACACTACTTGCACTGTGGTACGCAATTAATTCTAAAGTTCCTTCGCTTTACTTTTCAGCTGACTCTGACTCCCGAACAATAGCCACTCGTGCAGGGGCAATCCTTATGGAGAGAGAAGTAGCATACGTTGAGAAGATGATGGACTCTGAAGCATCCGTTCTTTTAGAGGATGCACTCGCTGATGGTGCAGGGCATGTTCGATTCAACTTTGATCCGTCGCCTTCGTTAGAAGATATCGAAGAAGAAATAGAAGCTTGGATAGAACTGCACGGCTCTGCACCACAAGCAATCTTTGTAGACAACCTAATGAATGTCGCTTCAACAAGCGACAATGAATGGACTGCATTGCGTGATGCAATGTCAGCGTTCCACTATATGGCTCGTGAATACGAGTCAGCGTTTATCGTTCTGCACCACGTATCCGAGAACGAAAAGATGTCT